AAAAAGATCATCTAAAGTTGTTAGGAGCTGAATAAATATAGAAAACAAAACAAAACAAAACAAAACAAAAAAAATATATTTTATAAAAATATAATATATAATATTTAATATGAACGGTGGTTGGGGTACTTGCTATTCAGGCTCTAATAATATTCATTTTGATTTTCCTCCTATCATGGCAGACGGAAGAAATTACGCAACTTGGCAACCAGATGCCGTTGTCAATAAACGAATACAAGAAAAAGAAAATATACACAATAATTGGACTTATAGACAATATTTACAAAAAAATGGAGTCGCCATTATGAAATATAATTCTAGTGAATCTTGTTATGATTTGGGATTAAACCCACACGTGTACACAGGTAAAACTCCATCTAATAATGTGCCTTATATGTTCAAATCTACTTTTGATAATAGCAAGCCTGGTTACGGGTATTGTAACAGCGACTTGAAAAATCCTTATCTAACTAGCGAGCAATTAAATGCTAGAATCATCTCTCCTTCTATTAGCGCGTCAGCGTTTAGCAAAAACGCATAGAATATATTTTATTCATGTAATATATAATATACAATGTTCTCTAAAAATAATATACTTTTAATTCTATTTTTATGTATAGTGATCCTATCTATAAGTTATTATAAAACATTAACTGTCCAGACAGAAGCAACTGTCGAAAATTACTCTAATTTATTTTATGCGAATTCACCTCCAAAATATAAGGGTTGTTCTTCTTAGGTTTAAGGTTTAAGGTTAAAAGTTATTTATTTGTAAACAATATAATAATAAATTTATAACTCATTATTATATGAAAATTTTAAGTATAGATGTCGGAATAAAAAATCTAGCATTTTGCCTTTTTTGTAAATCCGAAAGTGGTGAACATTTTATAATTAAAAAATGGGATATCATTAATATTTCTGAGCAAGAATCGTTTAAATGCGTTTTTTTAGACAAAAATAATATTATTTGCGACAAACCGGCAAAATTTAAAAAAAATGGAGATTGCTTTTGTTTGAAACATTCCAAAAAACAAGCATATCAAATACCTACTCCTGATTTAAAACCTTCTTTTATCAATAAACAAAAAATACAAAAATTATACGAAATCGCGAATAAATACAATATAAAGTATGAAACTCCTATTAAAAAAACTGTATTAGTTTCATTAATAAATGAATATATTAACAATACTTGTTTCCAAGAAATTAAATCTGTAAAAGCGTCAGATATTGATTTAGTTGATATTGGAGCAAATATTATGTATAAATTTGATAAACTATTTAAAGAAGAAGATATTATAGACCATGTTATTATTGAAAATCAGATTAGTCCTATTGCGAATCGAATGAAAACTATACAGGGAATGTTAGTTCAATACTTTATTATGTCTGATATTCAAGTTGAAAATATTGAATTTATATCAGCCGCAAATAAGTTGAAAGATTTGTACGCGAAAGATAAGGATACAAAAGAAAAAGGTAAAGAAAAAGAAAAAGAAAAAACTACTTATAGCGAGAGAAAGAAATTAGGAATATCACGTTGTTTAGAAATGTTACATTCCGAATATTATTTTAACAATATGTTGGAATATTTTAATAAACATAAAAAACAAGATGATTTGTCAGACTCTTTTTTACAGGGAATTTGGTTTATTAAAAATAAGCTTAAATAAAATAAACTAAAATAAGCTGAAACTAAAACTAAAATAAAGTGAAATAATATACATTTTGAAAAATAATATATATTATTATTCGTAATACTTAAAATTATATGTTCTAATTAATCAATAATGAGTGACATAATTGAAATATCTGAATTAGACATGAATGATAATCTAGGAGGCAATTGGGATGCTCCTAAAAAAACCACCAATTTTGGAGGAGGTTTAGAATTTCTTATGAATGATAAAGTGAAAGAATCTAACAGGCAATTTAGTGATATAAATTTAGAAGATTTAAATAATTTAGAAAATGAATTAAACGACCTAGTGGATGCTGTTCCGGCTAATAACTTTAAGGCGAAATCAGATTTATTTGGTTACTCTAGTAATGATGACAGGCAATCGGTTCGATTTGATGATAACGATAGTAACGGTAATAGTAATAGTAACAGTAATAGTAACGGTAATAGTAACGGTAATGGTAATAGCATCGGTCAATCCACAGCCGAAACAAACAACGACTCTAGCACTTGGGATGGATATGGAAAATTTAACAACGTTCCTTTAAATCCGGACAAGTCTTTCTCTTCACAACCTCAAATGTCAAAGGAAGAATTATTGAGAGAAAAGTTTAAATATTTAAGAAAGCTCGAAGCTTTAGAAAAAAAAGGAGTTGAGCTATCCAAAAAATATTCGATGGAATCTCCTTTAGCTGAAATGCAAGGCGAATACGAAACTATTATGGATGAAAAAACCAAGCAAAACTCTGTTAAGTTTCAAGGAAATATGCTTATGGCAATCATTAACGGTATGGAATTTTTAAATAATCGGTTTGACCCATTTGACATCAAATTAGATGGATGGAGCGAGCAAATTAATGAAAACATTACTGATTATGATGAAATTTTTGGGGAGTTACACGACAAATACAAAAGCAAGGCATCAATGGCGCCTGAATTGAAACTTCTTTTTCAACTAGGAGGTAGCGCAATGATGGTACATATGACAAACACCATGTTTAAAAGCGCTATGCCTGGAATGGATGATATTTTGCGTCAAAACCCTGATCTTATGCGTTCCTTTCAAAATGCTGCCGTTAATTCCATGTCCCAAACGAATCCAGGTTTTTCTGGATTTATGTCTGGTTTAATGAATCCCGAACCAAGCGTTCCATTTGGTTCTGGTCCTCCTCCACCAATGGCTACACAAGGTCCTAATTCTGTTCCTCAACCTAACGGGAGACCCGGAAATAATTCTTACGGCAATCGTCCAGACATAAGCATGGCAAAAAGTTCCTTTGCCGGCATTGATGATGGAATAAATCTTAGAGAAACTTTTAATAGAAATGAAGCGCAAGAGAGAAGTATGCGTCAACCTCAACCTCGTCCTGAAATGAAAGGACCTACTGACATATCGGATATTTTATCCGGATTGAAAACAAAAACGATTAATATTCAAGAACAACAGCCACAGTTTTCACAAAATAATACAAATGATAATAGCACAATTAGCATAAGCGACCTAAAAGAATTACAAGGTGATGGAAATATGCCAAAACGAAGTCGACGCAAGAAGTCAAATAGTAATACCGTGAGCTTAGATATCTAAAATATTGATGATGTTTTTTAATTTATTTTATTATTTTTATTTATTTTATTTTTATATAATTTATTCAATTAAATTATATAAAATTATATTTGGTTTTTTTAAAAATCTATCTTTAGATCTAATACATGCTGATATTTAGTATTAATCAAATCATTTATTACATCAGCTTTCAGCAACTTGTCTTTTTTCAAAATCTCAGATGTCTCCTTTATTAAATCCTTACATTTTGTAATTATTATCTCAGCACAATTATGAGCATTATTTATTAATTCTATTACCTCTGTATCAATCAATTCCTTATATTTCTCACTTGAATTTGGGTAAATCACATTTTTACCCATTCCATAATACACTATCATTTTTTCAGCCAACTTTAATGCTTCTTCAAAATCATTTATCGCTCCCGTTGTAACAGAAATTCCATAAAAGACTTCTTCGGCTATTCTTCCAGATAACAAAATCATTAAATGTTCGAATAATGCCTCTCTCACATAAATATTGCTTGTAGATCCAGCGAATACTGTATAACCTGGACTCTTTGGAGATGATAAATTTATTACAACTTTTGTCATTTTAGAATGATACTTAGAGAGAACTCCTACTATAGCGTGACCCATCTCGTGTATAACTATGTGATCTATTATATCATTCGTAAATTCATGTTCTACAGGTTGCCACCCAGCGACCATTTTATTTAAAACTAAATCAAAATCTTTGTAACAAAATTGAGTTTTATTATTTCGCAAAGCATTTAACATTGCTTCATTCAATAAATTTTCGATTTGAGCCCCGCTTAATCCTTCCGTTATCTCAACTAAATCTTTCTTGTTTATTGTTTTTTTATGCGGCTTCCCAGTAATATGAATATTTATAATCGCTTCTCTCGTTTCAGCATTTGGCAATCCAATGTATATCTTTTTATCTACTCTACCTGGTCTTATTAAAGCTGAATCTAATAGGTCTATTCTGTTTGTTGCCGCCACAACAAATACTCCTGTATTATTTTTAAACCCGTCTAATTCAACCAATAAAGCATTTAATGTGTTGTCTCTTTCATTGGAAGCGCTTTCACCGTCAGAAGAACGCTTTCTACCTAGCGCGTCAATTTCATCTATAAATATAATACAAGGCACATTTTTTTTGGCTAATTTAAATAACTCCTTTATTCTTGAAGGACCAACTCCGACATATTTTTCTTGAAAATCAGAACCTGAAACCGGAATAAAACCGCAACCTGCTTCTCCCGCCAAAGCCTTTGCTAAAAGGGTTTTTCCGGTTCCCGGAGGGCCTTCCAATATTAAACCTTTTGGAATTCTTACGTTGTATTTTGTATATTTTTGATAATTTCTTAAAATATCCACGCACTGTAACAATTCTTGTTTCACATTTTCGTATCCACCAACATCTTTAAATAAAATATTATTGGTTTTAATTACTTCAAAATTTTTGGATTTGGATTTCTCTCTCTCCACATAACTTTTTCTTCCTGTCTCATCATCTTCTTCAAAATCGCCTTCCGGCTCTTCGTTTGGATTCAAAGGTCGCCCTTCAAATTCTAATCGAATACCATTAAATGGATTTATAAAAATAGATCTACTCACTCTATGTTGAGTTCTATTTTCGTAATTCTCATTATCAAATGTTGGTTCTGTTTCATTTACATCATTATTATTCGCGTCTTCATTTTCTTCTTTTTCTTCATTTTGAAGATAATCTAAAATACTATTATTTTGTACTGTTATATTTTTGGAATTCAATCTCTTTATGTAATCTTCGTAATATTTTCTAGAAAATGGATAATTTACGCGTCTTGTATCTAGTTTAGAAGTTATAGTTTCAGTTTCACTATTGATAACCGTTTTATTCAATCTTTTTAAATACGCGTTATGATATATTTTTGATAAAGGATAACTTATTCTTTTATCTGAGAACTTATTTGTAATTCGATTGTCAAATGATTGAATATGAATATTTTTCAAAAATCCGTATCCATTATATATAAAAAAATCTACGTTCAAACATACCAAAAAGAATTTTATCAAATTCATTATACTATCTAATGTATTTCATTTTAGATTGTTTCAATAATAAATATTATTATTTTTTATGCTTTATATTATTTGTAAAAAATATATTATT